GGAATCACCGGAGGATCGTCGGCGGGCCGGAGATAGCCAAAGTAGAGCTCCCCGGAGGGCAGCTCCCGCATATTGATGAGGTAGGCCATGCAGAGCTTGTGCAGATTATCTCTGGCCCAGTCTACCGGCAGCAGCCCGTGGGTGGTCACCGCCGCCAGCTCTGCCTCCACCACGCAGTCTACAAGGCCGCCCCGCAGCGGGACGAGACCGCCCTCGGCCTCGCCTACCTCGCCGCCGAAAAAGCCCTGCAGCTGCTCCATGATGGTCTGGCCCTCGTAGACGCCGCCCCGGTGCTTGTATTGAGCCAGCAGCCCCACCACGCTCATGGCGTCGATGAGCCAGGACTCCCGGCCTACCCGCTCCACGTGGTCAACATAATATTTACCCCGGGGAGCGCCGTCCACGTAGTGCCAGACGGGAGTGCCGTAGGGCACCTCCGCCGGGTTGGCGTTCCACGCGCCGTAGAGCACATAACCGTCGGAGCTGAGCAGCCCCGCGCTGTCAGTCGGCTCAAGCCGCTGCCGCACCAGCCAGCGGTAGCGCACCGTGGACGTCAACTTGTCGATGCTCAGCTCGTCACCGATGAGATCCACCATGCTCACGCCCTCCAGCGCCTCGATCTGGGCGCTGAGGCCGTCAAAGGTAAAAAGCGGCTCGGCGGGATCGCCGATGTAGATGATGTGCTTACTCATCGCTCAGGCCCTCCGGCAGCGCCTCTCCGGCCCGCCACTGGGGCTGCATTGCCACAAAGTCGATGCTCAGGCCGTCCCAGCGCTGGAATCCGCCGCTTTTGCCCTGCCATGTGCGCTCTCCGCCGGTGACGGCGGCTTCAAAGCTGAGCGTGCCCTGTCCAAAGGGCAGCTCCACGCGGTGATACTCCACCGGCTCCGACAAAGCCAGCCAGAGCGCGTCAAAATCCTCCGGATAGCGCCGCTGGGGCTTAAACTCCAGCCTGTAGGAGTAACTGGTGCCAAGGATGCTGCGGATCATCCGCCCGTTGATGGCGGTACCGGAGGCTTTGTCTTCAACGATTGTAAAAGAGTTGCGCAGAGAGGGGTGCAGGACATGCACCCGATACTCCACGCCGTCGATCTTGATCATCTCTCACCCCTCCTTAGGTCACCAGACTCTCGCCCCTGCGCTGCTCCTCAGCTTTAATGTAAGGCCATAGCACCCGCCCCAGCTGGGCCAATGACCCGCCAAACTCAATGGTCACCTTATTTCCCACAACGGCGGGCCCGGCGGATGCCGGGACGCCCCGGCTCAGCGCGCCATAGACGCTGCCGCTGGCATTTGAAACGCCCAGCCCGCGCAGCTCCCGGGCCAGCGGAGCCTTAAGCACCATCTCGTCCGCGTGGAGCAGGGCGGGGTAGTTGTCGTAGGGCACATGATCTAAACCAGACGCAAAGCTTCCTGCATTTCCGCCGTGCTGCCGGCCACTGGAAGAATCATGGGTAGTGATGCCAATCTCGGCGTTGCCTTTAAGTAAGCTGACAGCGTTGTTGAACCAGCCCACCACGGTCTGCCACATCTCCTTCATGCCGTCCAGAGCGGCCTGAATGGCATCCTTGCCAGGCCCTTTCCAGTTTTCCCATGCTTCTTTCATGCCTTCTATGAGCTTTCCAGGAAAGGCGTTAAAGGCGTCACGCATTGCAGGCCAGGCCTCAATCAGACCGTCAACGACACCGCCGAGGAAGGCGGCGCCAACACTGAGCAAGCCAGGCGCCAGCTCTACCAGCTTGGCCACAAGATCGCCGACAAAGGCGCCGACTTCTTCGCCCGCAGCCTCGCCGTCGATCCCGGAAAGTATCTGAGTCAAAATTTTGAGACCAACCGCAAGGAGGTCGTCTCCATGCTCCACGATACCTTCGCCCAGCGCGCCGGCCAGGGTCAGCACGGTGGCGGCGATATCGTCGGCATTGTCATCAAGGCCGGCGATGATCTCGCCCAGAATGGCAAAGCCCACACCGATGAGATCCTCGCCGGAGTCGCTCACGGCGGTGTTAAGTGCGCCAATCATGCCGATGACGGTCTCGCCCACCTTTGCCGGGTCGATACCGGAGACGATGGAGGTGATCATGGAGACGCCTGCCGTCATCAGGGCGGGGGCGTTTTCCGTCACCATGCTGCCCAGGGACTTGATTATCACCGCCGAGGCCCGGCCGATATCGTCGGCATTTTCGCCGAGGAAATCCGAAAAAAGCTCAATGGTCTCCTGCGCGGCGGCGGTGATCTCTCCCTCGTTTTCGATTATGCCCTTGGTCAGGCCCTTGATAAGGCCGCCGGCGGCGCTGACAAAGGCCGGAGCTTCATCGCGGATAAGCTCCGCGCTTTTTTTGACGTACTTGGCCATGATTCCGCCCATGGCCTCGGTGTCGCCCTCCGCCTTTTTCATCTCCTTGGAAAAGTCCTCCAACATCTCGGTGGAGGATTTGGCAAAGGAGGTAAGGGCGGGAGCCAGGATGCGGCCCAGAGCGATCTGAGCGTCCTGACTGGCGTCCTCCAGGCCGCCCAGGGCGTTGCGCAGCCGCCAAAAGCCCCAGGCATTTTCCGAGGCCGACACACTGGCCTTTACCAACGCGCCGAAGCCCTTAGTACCGAGAGCCACAAGACCCACGGAGGCTCCGGTGGCGGCAATGCCCAGCCCGGCAATGCTGTAGGCCACGCCCTTGGCGCCCAGCTTAGCCACGCCGCCGGCAGCTTTAAGGGAGGCCGAGGCCACGGTGCCCAGTGCCTTGCCCAGCTTTCGCCCGGTGGCTTCGGCCTTCTCCATGGCCTCGGCGCTGGAGCGGTACTTGGGAGCGGACTCCTTGGCCTCGTCCCCGGCCTTGTCGGTGGCCTTTTCGGCGTCCTCAAGCTCCTCGGTGACTGCGGCGAGATCCCGCTTGTAGCCGTTGAGAGTGCTCTGGGCGTTGAGCATAGCCTGGCGGTATTTATCGGCGGCGGCGCTGTTCTCGCCCTGCTCCTTGGCCTGCTTTTCGTACATTTCGCCGAGGGCGCGGACGATCTCCTCCTGCTGCTCGATCTGCTGGGTCAGCAGGTCCTGCCGGGCCTTCAGCTTATCGGCAGCGCTGGAGTTTTCGTCAAAGGACGTGGTCACAGCCTTCATCTCCGCCCGGAGGTTTTTCATATTGTTGTTCAACGCCTTCATGGCGTCATTAAATTCTTTTTCTCCCGAGAGGGAGATCTCGGTCTCGATCTTGCGCGTGGCCATCAGTCCACCTCCTCCTTGTCAGGCCTGAGCCAGTCAACCATGTCTCTCCATAGCCCCGGCGTCAAAATCAGCGCGTCTCCGGGCGCGAGATGGAGGAAATGCCCGCACGAAGCGAGGAAAGAAACCCGGAGAGGGCCGCAGCCATCTTTTTTTTTTCGGCCTCTTCGATCTCCTGCAGCACAAGGTCGGTCTCCTCGTCGGGATCGGGCTGCCTGTCTCGCCGGAAGCCCAGAGCCAGCGCCTCATAAACGGCCTGCTTGATGCTGAGCATGTCGGCAGGGCTGGCCTGAGTGCGCAGCTGCTCATAGGTGATAAGGGGCTGGGCCTCCATGTACAGCGCCTTGCGCTGGAGGTTGCCCTGCTCGGCCATCAGGGCGTAGAGCCAGCAGAGGTTGTTCCAGCCATCGGTGCTGTTTTCGCCCAGTTTCAGATCTTCGATGATCTGGCCGGTGTAGCCGTATTTCTCATACAGCCGGAAAAGCGCCCCCGCGGTAAAGCTGAGCCGCCGGGTCACTCCGTCAAATTCATGTTCGATAAATTTCATTTGCCGCCTTCCTGCTCATCAACGTAAGCATTCCATGCGTTTTGCATGGCCTCGAGGATATCGTCTTCCGCGGCCTCTACTGTCTTCTCCATCCAGTGCTCCGCGCTCATTCGGGGCGTACCGTACTCCAGATAGTAGCCAACATCCTGAGCCGATGTGGCGTTGGTCATGCCGTGCCGTTTGCGCAAATGAGAGGTGCCCTGCCCGGTCTTTGCGCGCCTGTAGCCAGCCGCCCGCGTCTTGGGGCCCGAGCCTTTACCGTGGTGTTTGCCGTGAGGCTCGACTATGGCAAAATCCGAAAACTCCCTGATTCTCAGCGACTTGGCCAGCGTTCCCTTGACGGCCTTGTTGGGATCATTTGTAGTGGCGGCCAGATGCTTGCGCAGCCTCTCCACCAGCACCTCAGCTCCCGCGACGCAGACCTTGGTTTTGATACTTTTCTCTCCGGAGCCGGTGACATCAAGCGTGATGTAGTTGTCCGCGTGGTCGCTGCCCGGGGTCTGCATGCTGACACTAAACTTTGCCATATCAATCCACCGCCAGTTGGAGGATGCAGCGCATGGCCATCCACTCGTCATCGTAGCCGCGCTCGATCTCTGTCCAGGCCATGCCCAGCTCTCCCAGCAGGGTTTTGACCTGCAGGTGCAGCTCGTCATGGACGCCCGCGGGGGTGACGATGTCCAGCTGCACGATAGGGATAGAGATACACACCGCGCCGTCACCTACGGCGTTGGCGCTGGAGTAATCCTGCCAGACGATAAAGCGCTCCGACCCGGCGGGGGCCGCACCTTCGTAAACTTCCACGCCCAGCTCTGTGAGCCGGGCTTCAAACTCCAAAAGTGTCATGGTTCACCTCCCGGTCCCGACTTGGGACCGCACGAAACAAGGGCGAAGGGCGTGCCCTCCGCCCCTGTGGGTGGTCAATTGGCGAAGAAGGCCACAACGGTGTGGTCCGCCGCCATGTTGCTGATGCTGTAGGTGCTGCCGCCGGGGCTCTGGCTGACGGCGTTGTCGTAAAGCGCGATGGGCGCCGCGGCAAACTCTACGGTGCCGGTCTCGCCGGCGGTGACAAAGCGGGTGTGGCAGCTGACGGCCTCGCCGTGGTGCTCCTCCACCACGAGGGCATAAGCGCCGCCGTTGGTGGCTCTGACCAGCCCGCGGAGGAATGCCAGGGCCTCGGCCTCGGTGGCAAAGTCCGCCCTCGCGCGCCACGATCCGGTCTTGTCCGCCTGGATGGTGGCGGTGATGGAGTTGTTGGCAAAGGTAATGGACGCGCCCTTGGTGTCGGCGTTGTCGGCGTTCTGCGAGGGCATGATGTAGTAGAGGAAGACCGCGCGGTAGATGGTGCCGGTGCGGGTCTTCAGCTTCTGCACAAAGCCATGGCCGCCGGCGTTGGCGCTGTCATTGATGTTGTCGGTGAGGACGCCGCCTTCGTAACTACTGCCGTAAAGCTGGGAGTCCACCTCCAGATCGCTGAGCAGGGTCTCGATCTCGGCGGTGCCGTCCACAAACTCGCGGATGGAGATGCGGGTGGAGTCGTCGCCGTAGGCCTTGGCCTCGGAGTAGTTGAGGGTGAGATAGTCTCTCACTGCGCTGCCCAGACTCAGCTCCGGGCCGTAGACAGGGTGGCTGTCTTCGGGCTCGGAGGCGATGGGCCAATAGAGGGAGTGGAGCAAACCGTATTTCAGCTTCTCCTTGATGACGTCAGGCATGTGTGTCACTCCTTAATCAAAATTTCATAGCGCCGGGCTTCCCGGCTGAGAGAGAGGGTGGTCATGGGCAGGTGATTCTCATCCCAGCCCCGCTGCTGCTGCAGCACCCGGTAAATAAGGCCGTCGGCCAGCAGGGCGTAAAGCTCGCCTTCGGCGCTGAGATGTCCGGGCAGCATGGCCATGCTGTCGATGGTCTGCCCGGCCTGGATGCCCTCCCAGTAGCGGCGGTGATAGACCTCCGCCTCGGCGTAGAGGTAGCGGCCCAGCTCGCTCAGCTGCAGGTCCATCGGCCTGCCCTCCTGCCGGTAGAGAGTCAGCTCAAGATCGCAGATCATGTGCCGGCCCTCCCGATGGCAGAGGAGACCTTGGCGTCGTTGAGCGCCAGCCGCAGGGAGCGCGGCATTTCCGCGTCGCTGTCCCGGCGGCGGTAGAGGTAGGCGGCGTACATCACCCAGAGGTCGAGGGCGTCGGCCTCGCCGCTGTCTACGTTTACGCCGTCCTTCTCAAGGCGGGCCCGGGCCGCGTCGATGCGGCTGAGCATGTAGTCCCGGACATCCTCCGGCACCTGCGCCGGGCTGCGCCCGAGGTCGGTGCAAAGCAGTTTGTACACAACTTCTCGGTCGTCCATGCGTGCTCCTTTCATTCAGCACAGGCGCGCTGAGCGCGCCCGTGCGTGAGACTTATCAAGTGGCGGCGGAGGCGGCGGAGACGGCAGTGCCGCAGGAGGCCACGTTGCCCTTGTTGTCCAGCTCCACCACAACGATGGGAGTGCCATTGACGGCCTCGATGTCAGTGGAACCGGGAGTAAAGGCGGTGAAGCCCTTGACCTTCTCGCCGGGCTTGACCTCGGCGGTGGAGGCGCTGAGCTTATAGGCAAAGCTGTAGCCGGTGCCGCCGATGCTGCCGGCCACGGTGAGCGTGGTGCCCTTTGTACCGGCGGCGGCGGTGACGATCAGGGCGTTGAGTCTGGCA